GTCATTACAAGAAATGCATATAAAATCTAGAAATACATTTTATAATTATTTAAATTCAGGAATATTGATAAAACCAGATAAATGTAGCATATGCAGAAAACCAAATAAAAAGATTTTTGCCCATCATGAGGATTATAGCAAGCCTTTGGTTGTAATATACTGCTGCCTGGAATGCCACAAAAACATACATAACAACAAATTAAAAGGTAAGAATTTAGAAAGATTCAATAAAATAAAATTATATTCAGGATTATAAAGTGTATTATAGTCAGTTTTTACTTTTGTTCGGATATATAAGATAATAGGAAGCAAGATTAATTAAATGAAAGGATGATAAAATGAGCAAACTAGGATTAACAATATTTTTAGGTTGGTTACTAATGCCTTTATTTAGTATGGTTTTAAGATTAATTGAATTAGCAATATAAGGGGATTAACATGAATATACAAGAAAAGAGAGCTGAACAGGCGTACATCACTATAAAGATCTGGGAATTAGAAGATAGAATCAAAGGTCTTAAGTGCAAGATATCTCGTGAAGTATTAAAGGATGAATTATTAAAATTAAAAAGAAAGGAATCAATGCTACAAACTCAAGTTAAAAATTTTCTTGCAATTAATTAAATAACCATGTAGTATATTTGTAGATTTGTTTAGCGACATAGAGCAAATCTATATTAAACACGTTTAATTAACTAGCCCCTGCGTTGTTGTAGGGGTTTACTTTTTTGTTTTAGTGTGATATATTATATTTATGATTATTAGCCAATAAGGCGTTAATCTTGACTAGCACTCATAGGTTTGGGTGTATTTAACGGCAATTAAGTATTGTCGTGGTTTCCTCCCATTGCGTTGTTGCAGTGGGATATTTTTTGTGTTATTATATATTTAAGTCATCTACCATGTAGTAGACAGACGTATCTAGCTGTATAAGTGAAACAGATTATGCAGTTTTGGTCAAAGACACTTTCTGCAGAGGGTGTCTTTTTTTTATTTTTTTACTTGCAATGTGTAAATATGTTGTTTATAATAGAAGATAGATAAAAACAGGACCCCAACTCCTTAGTTATTATAGGGTGGAGAGTAAAACCTCTACCCACCGTTATAACTTAAAATTGGGGACGGTAAAGTATAATAAATAAAGAGAAGCGTGGTCTACTACGTTCTAGCGTAGCTATGCTCTCTTAAAACAAGAGGGTTTTTCAATGAAAAATAAACCAAGTTACTATTCAATAATTCCTGCTACAGTACGGTACGACAAGGATCTTTCTGCTAATGCAAAGCTTTTGTATGCTGAAATAACATCATTAACTAATATGAATGGGCAATGTAATGCATCTACTAATTATTTTGCTGAGTTATACAATGTTAGTAAAACATCAGTTCAAAACTGGCTTAAACAGCTTGATGATAAAGGTTATATTGAAAGGGTTGTTACGTATAAAGATAATAGTAAAGAAATTGATAATAGGTACATAAATTTACTTAACTACCCTACACAAGAAAAGTTGTGTACCCCTACACAAGAAAAGTTGTCAGATAATAATAGTACTAAAGTACATAAGAATAATACTAACACAAAGGATTCTTTTATTCAAGGATGTGATGAAAAATTAATACCATACATATCGAAATGGTTAAATTATAGAAAAAATTTGAAGCTTCCAGAGCAATGGGAATTTCAATACAAAAAACTAAAACAGTTTAACAATCCAGAAGAAGTTGTTGAGTATTCAATAGGGCAGGGTTACACAGGATTATATCCACCTAAGAACTCAATACAACAATCTAAACCAACAATGACACAAGAGGAGCAAGAAGCATGGAACAATCTATAGAACTTTACGATATAAACTCAGAACATGCTTTGCTTGGTTGTCTAATCAAAAACAATAACAATATCGATTATGCTATGACTGTTTTGACAGAAGATGTGTTTTATTTATCTCAGCATGGCAAAATATACGAATGTATTAAAAACCTAATCCTAGACGGGTTATCAGCTAATCCATCAAGCATAACAAACAAACTTGGTAGTGATGAATGGTTTAAAGAACTTGGAGGTCTTGCTTTTGCTAAACAACTTCTAGAAATACCTAGTAACTTGATTAACTTCAAAACATACTGCCATATAGTAAAAGAAAAATATGACGAAAGAAGATTACAAATTATTCTTCAAGATAATATATCACTGCTTGGCAAAGGAAAAACCAAAGAACTAAAAGAAAGTTTGCTGAATGGCATATCAGAAGCATGTGAGGATTCTTCATCTCTAGGTGGGTTTGCACATATCAGTAAATCAGAATCTATTTTTGATAAGTCTATGGTAGCTTACAACACACATGATCCGATTACAGGACTTAAAACTGGATTTGAACAATTTGATCTTTTAACTTCTGGATTACAAGGATCTAAACTATACGTTTTAGGAGCATCTACAGGATGTGGTAAATCATGCTTTTCTTTCAATATAGCATATAACTTAGCAAAGCAAGGCAAGAAGATAGCCATAAATAGCCTTGAAATGACCCGTGAAGAGATTAAATCCCGTCTCATATCCTCTCATACTGGGATAAGCTTAGAACTGATTGAAAAGGGCTTATATAAAACCAGAGAGCAAATGCAGATTGTACAAGAAGCTGAAAAATATATTGACTCGCTTCCAATAATTATAGATGAGCAGTCAGGATTGCATATTAATCAAATAAGAAGTAGAGCTATAAGTCTAAAGAGAAAACAAGATATAGACCTTCTAATTATAGACCATATGCACCTAGTAAAAGCTAATGGTAATAATAAGCAAATGCAGATGAGTGAAATATCTATGGGATTAAAGAATATAGCTAAAGAGCTTAATATTCCAGTTTTATCATTAGCACAGCTTAATAGAACATTTTCAGGTAGAATAAATAAGCGTCCTGTATTGTCTGATTTAAGAGATAGTGGAACTATTGAGCAGGATTCTGATATGGTTCTGTTTCTTTACAGAGAAGAATACACATTATCAAATGATCTAATGATGTATAAAGACAGTAATGAGTATAAGTATGCTATGAGTGCACTATTAGAAAGCAAGGGATTGACTGAGCTTATAGTGGCTAAAAATAGAGGTGGAAAACTTAAAAATATCGATATGATATTTGATGGTAGAAGATTCCAATTTATAGAAACTGGTGATTTAGTTATTCAAAGAGGTTTTAATAAAAAGCATTTAGAAACTGTAGAAGAAAAACTAAACGAAAAGTTTGGAGACAACTGGTACAGTACAGAATGTTTTAATAAAGCACAAAACAAAGTTATAACTAAAATAAGAAGAGGTAAAGCAGAAGAAATAAATAACATAAACGAAAATGTAAAATCTAATTTTAATATGTTACATGGTTGTAGTCCTATTATAATTGGAGCAATAGCAGAAACGGAGTAAATAAATGGACGATCTAATAATAGAACTAAACGATATTATACTAAAACTCGAAGCAAAAGCTTTGCGTGTTGGTAATAGTGATTTGTTTGAAGAGATAGACAGATTAAAAGAAATTAAAGAAAGGATAGAGAGATGGAGATAAAACTAAGAGATTGTAAAAATAATATATTAGCTGTAAGAGCTGCTCAGGAATGGTTAAAAAAATCTGAAGAATCAAGAAAGCGTTCTATGTTCTGGACTTTTATACATTTTGAAACAACAGATGTAGATTATTATGTTAAGGAAACAAAAAAAGGTAATGTTATTGTACAAGAATTTGAACATAAAAAAGAAAGATTTATATTTTAATACAATAAATAATATATTTTACTTGCAATTGCATATAAACTGTATTATACTGTAATAAATTAAATAAAGGAGTTAACAAAAATGAAACATTTAATATTTATATTTGAGGTTATCTGGTACGTATCGACTGTATTAGGATGGATATCACTAACATATCATAATGATATAAACTTTTATCAAAACACTATACTTGGGACATTAGTATTTATTGCTTTCCAAGTATGGAGAATTAAAAAGGAAAATTAAAATGAGATCATTATTATTAAACATATTAAAATTACCATTTAAACTTATCGCTATTTTTATTTTGGTTTTAATATTTGCATGTGTATATATAATCAGAACTATTATGTGTATTGTAAATCCATATAATGAGCAAAGAGCAATTAAATATAGAAAATCGTCAGCTAGAGTGGCTGATGAAATGTATAGATTTATAGAATTTAAATAAAGGAGTTAACAAAATGACTAAAAAACTATCAATAGCAAAAGAATACACAACAAAAAACGGAGAGGTTAAAACTCAATGGTTTAACGCTGGTGTTCTAATTACTAAACAAAATGGTAAAGAGGCAATCTGTCTTGATGATACTATTAATCTACCAGCATTCGCAAAGGATGGTAAGATTTGGCTTAATGTTGTAGAGCCAAAAGAAAAAGAAGAGGATAGCTCAGATATTCCCTTTTAAATAAAACCTAAGCCCAAAGGCTGGGGCTAAACAGCCTCAGCATGGAGGGTAGACAAATGGAAGAATATTTACCATTGTTAGATTTGATGGAAGGACGAACAATGAAAGCATCTGAATTAGAAGATATACTTCTTAAGGTACGTGAGCTATCTACAGATATAATATCTAGAAGAAGCGGTGTTAGTGCACAATACATAAGATATATATCTCAGGGATTCCATAAAGACGAGATAGTAAGTAGAGAAATAATAGATAGATTAAGGAGTGTGTTATGATTAGAAAAACATCAGCCAATACATGGTTTCAAAACAAATTTGCAAGTACAGATATAGAAGATAAACTTAAAGAGATTAAATCAGATACTATTGAAATGCGTTTAGGAACTCCAGAAGAGCATAAGACAGATGAGCAAAATAAAACGTTCCATATGTTATTATCTATGTATTGGGAATCTGGTCTATCTAGCTTTAATGATTATTTTGATATGAGATACCACTATAAAAAGATTGCTGGTCTTATCAAAGAGGAAGAACAAAAGATAGATACTGAGCTTAGAGAGTTTTTATTAAGTGTTTATAAAGAAATGCCTAATGTATCTATAAAACCTAAATTAGTACAATTGGTTAAGAATAAAAAAATTAAAGAGTTAAGCTGGTCTTATGTTGAAAAAGATAAAGCAAGGCTTGCTATCGATTCTTTAATTAATGATATGGTAGAGAGTGGGTACAGCTCTAAAAGATTTGACAAAATGCTTGAAAGGTTTAGTGAGTTATGGTAGGTAATCCAAAAATAAACCGTATTAGAGACCGTCAATATCTTAACTCTTATCAAGATAAAAGATGTTGCGTATGCGGTACTAAGATAGGTGTTGTAGGACATCATCTGCGTATGGGCGGTGGTATGGGATTAAAGACTGGGGATAATTTTACGATTCCTTTATGTAATGTAAGAAAAAGCAACAATGAATTAAGCTGTCATGAACAGGCACATAGAGGTGAAAAATCATTCTACGCTAGGTATAATTATGTTTGGGGTGGAGATGTTGAGAGCTATGCAAATAAGCTTTACGAAGAATTCATCTTGACTAATAAATAAAAGATGTTATAATGTAATTGTTATCAGTTCGATAACTTAACATTTTGAAAGACGGAGATTTTAAAAATCCTTTTTAGGTTATCCACTTTTTCAACATTTGTTAACCCCCCTATGTTCGTAGCCATTGTTTATTCAGTGGCTATTTTATTTATATAATTATAAAGTTCTGTCTCTACTTCTGGGTCGTTAATAAGAAAGTACTTAAACCCTCTTTCCTCTACCGTCTTTTGAAAGTTTATTTGCTCTGGGGATTGTTTTGTTCTACCGATTACTTTACCAGTTTTACCAATACCCCATTTTTTAACTTCTATAAATATTGCTTCTTTCTTAGTTATAGCAACTAAGTCACTAACTCCAGAATCAGCCCCCTGCCCCTTGGCATAGCTTATATAACTTAACCTAGCCTTTTGATTCTTTCCAAAAAACATAAGTGGTAAATACATATCTGTACATATAGTTATACACCCTAACCTCCTTAAACAAGATACGATTCTTTTCTGTATATCGTGCTCTTTCATACTGATTTTTATACCTTTTTTAAATTAATTTAACTTTTTTTACTTTTTCTCTTGCAATTGCATATACAAGGTGTTATATTATTAATATGAGAATAACAAAGGGAGTTAACAACATGGCAAAATTATATTACTACGAACAAGCGTTCAATATTATCAAACAATGTAAAACAATAGAAGCAGTAGAGCATTGTGTTTCATTCTATGATGATATTATAACAAATATTTCAGCATTAGACAAGCTTACTACTTGTGTAGGATGCGGAAAAGAGGCAATTACCAAATATAATGGTGACCCAGTTTGCGGTAAATGCAAAGAGATCTTTATTAGCGATGATGAGATTAAAGAAGATGAAGAGGTTGTATCAGATGAAGACATGCCTGAATACGATTGTAAACAGTCTTATGACAGATTTTAAGAAACAATGTATAATATGCAAAGATAATAAGTCTATAGATGAGTTCTATATAAATAAAAGCTGTAAAGATTTATTAATGCCATACTGTAAAAAGTGTCATTATAAAAAGAATAGACAGGCTGTAATTAAAAAAAACAAATTAATTAAAGAAAGATGGAAAAATGAACGATAAACAAATAGAAAAGCTTTGGGGTAAGTGGTGTGAGGAAAGAAATCATAAATATGACATCTTAAAAGAAGATGGGGTGTTAGAGTTAAGACTGGCGGAAGAGGTAAGCATAGGCGAAGGTGTTTTCATTATTACACATCATCATATGTGGTTATCTGGAAGTTATGTTAGCATCCAAATAACTGATAAACATGGCATATGCTTGTTTACTAAAATATCAGGTAAATTAAATGAGAAAGAATTAACAGCATTTAAGATTTACGTGCAATTCTACGAACTACTCCAAACACTAAAAGACTTTGACGGTGATGCTGATGGGTGGTTAAAAAGCGAGTTAAATAATATTGGACTGTTTTATAGTGAAGACAGAATAAAAACTAAAGTTATAAGACTTGAGTTTTTAACTGGCGGATCATTTAATATTGCAAGTATTCATAAAAATAATGATGACTATATAGAATTATTACAAGATATTTACAGAGTAAAACCTGAATATATACAACAACTAATCAAAACAGCAAAAACATACAAACTATTAAAAGAATTGGATATTAAAGATGACTAAAGAATTTACTAAAGCATGGTACGATTGCATAGTTAAAGAACGCGATGCAAGAATAGAAAAAAGCAACGGAGGTCATGACTATAATTTTACTGTAGCACATGGGCTTACTGAGGCAATAAGGATGTATTCAGCATTAACGGGCATATCTGATTCTTATTGCTTAACTAAAGATAATGTACATAAAACTAGAGAAGAATTGAAAGGGGTAGAAATGGCTAAACCAACACTAAAAGAAGCACAAGACTTGCTTAAACCTAAATACGATCTACAAGATAGTATAGAAGAGCAACGAGAACGTGCTGAGGTGGTTATAGATGATCAGATTAGTGAGAATACTAAGAAGATGCAAGAAGCTGTTAGAAAAGAGAATATGGCTAAAATTGAAGAGTATGATGATATAGGAGGTATTGATGATGAGTGATATATTTGATTTAAAAAAAGACGACGTTTTTAAAATATCGTCAAGTGATAACACCTTTAAATTTATTAAGCTTGTTAAGAGGAAATTACCAAGAATAGGAACTACTTATATAGCAGAATGTATTATTGTAGAAACTGGAGAAAAAGCAAAATTTACTAATGCTATAAAACTACATAAAAACAAGGAGATAGGGAATCATGACGGAGAATAAATACGATATTAATATATTTCTTAGTAATATGATTACTGTAATAGGTGATGATTTCGAATTACATGAGATAGATAAATATATACATAAAACAGATAATAAAGATATAGGATTTGTATCTGAATATATGATTGGATTTTTTAATAAGCAGAATAAATGGATTGAGAAAATACATGTTGACTTAGAGAGATTAGAGAATGAAGTGCGAGAATATATAAAACAAGCAAAGGAAGGGTAGTATTATGAGTAAAGAAGAATTATTAGAAGAAATAGATAATATCATATATTCTGCTGGTGAGTTACTAAGTAAAATGTATGATGAAGAAGGGACTTTTTTATACAATAATATGAATGAAGCAATTGATACATCTGATTTAAAGACTTTAATTCTTGCTATAAAAGAAGATATTAATACAAATAAATAACAACGTGGTGAATTATACGGAGCAATGATTTTAAATGAGGTGAACCTAGCAGCCACACTTTAATAATAGAAAGATAAATAAAGGAATAAGTGATGAATAGAATATTGATAATATTAATATCTGCTTTTATTGTATCGTGCTCAAGCGATTCTAGTGAATATTATAATAAAGCATTAAAAGAGTGCCCTAAAGATTCTAAGATTGGTAATTTTAGAAATGGGCTTACTGGAGGAGTAATGCAATACTACTGCACTACAAAAGACGGTGCTATGATAAGCATAGGGAGATAACAACGTGGTGCTCAAACGCATTGAATTTGAGTTAAATGATTCTTCGAAGACGACCAGCCACAAGACTTAACAACCGAGCCTAGCTCACTAACTTTTTATACCATATTCCTGACGTTAGGAAAATGGTCAACAACTTACCTTTTCAAACGTCACCGAAAAAGATTTCGGAGACATAATCTAAAATAGCAGTTTTATACCAAAATCACATAGGTGCAAAATGCTTAAAGGTCTAGTTATTACTTTACTGGAAAACGAGATCAGATACAAAACCGACTTGCTTGGAAGTATACAAGCAGCAGACTTACGAGGTATAGCAAAAGCTAAAGCTAGTGCAGTTCGTCAACTCGAAATAGAGGTAAACGAATTAGTCGAAGCAAAGCTTTCTGTAGACCTTGCAACCAATGAAGAGCTGAGAGATTATCTCAAGGCTCATATGGAGGTACAAGATGGATAAGAGAAAACTTGCATTACTTCTGATTAATGAGGAAATTTGTCACAAGCTTTCAGTTGACAATATCCTTGTAAACCATGGAAAGACTAACCTGCGTACTACTAAGCAGATTGCAAACCTTAGCCTTGTACGTGAGAATATTGAACGAGGTCATAGTCACGTAATTGATAATTACCTCAACAGACACCTTTAGCGAATAGGTTGGCAGATCCTTAAAACTGCCATTAATTAAGAAAGTATAGAAGATGAAAAAAAGTTTAAATATCTGTGGAATATATGTAGAGACAGAAGAGAATAGTATAAATTTAGGTCTATTTGAAGTAACAATGGGTGATGTATATAAATATATAAATTATTGGTCTGTGTGTTTGGGGGTTAATATAAATTGGTGCTATGGTGTCTGGTTTCAAATAACAATAGACCTATTTGTAATTAGACTTTGTTTCTTTGTTAACTACAGTAAAACAAATAAAAATAAATCTTTTAAAATGCACAGCTTATTAAAAAAACACTGTCCAGAATATAGTATTGATATTGATAATAAGTTATTTTAACTAAGAAAGGATAAACAATGAAACAAACACTTAACGAAGTAATACAATGGGCTGAAGAAGTAGGAATAATAGAACACAGCACAGAATTTAGACAAACTCTCAAAGTAAGTGAAGAGTGGGGAGAATTTTGCAGATGTTTATTTGATAACAGAAGAGAAGATGCTAAAATAGAACTTGGAGATGTTACAATAGTTTGTGCTATAATAGCTAAGCTTATGGGTACCGACTTAGAGGAGTGCATGAGAAGAGCTTTAGAAAAGAATAAATCTCGCAAAGGCAAAATATCTAAGCATGGTAATTATATTAAAGAAGAAGACATTAAAATAGGTAAATGTTCGGAGGATGTAAAATGACTTATACATTAAGAAAAACTATATTTATATTATTATTACCGATTACATTTCCATGCTTATGTGTAATAAGCTTATGTGGTTTATATACTGAATGGTCAGAAAAAAGAAAAGGAGGATATTATGATTAACTTATTTGAATTAATAAATGGATTGCCAGTCTATATGCAAGCTTTTGTGTTTGTTTGTATAGTAATTGGGGCAATGGTACTGTGGAGACTTAGAAAGTACGTAATTATCGTTGCTATGGGTGCTATTGGTATATATTTAAGTATTAAGAAGACTATTGCTGGTGATGAATAAATGGTAAATATATTAGAGAATTACACAGCGTCTGAATTGTTTCTTATTATTTCTGCAGTTGTTTTATATATAATCCTTATTTGCCAAGCTTCATGCTTAATATATTTTATATTAAATGATAATGAATAAAAAAGAGGCCTAAATTAATAAGCCTCCTCTACCCATCCGTGATATAGACAGCCGATACGTGGGTAGTTCGCACCGACTGATATAATTATTTCTTCTTAGATTTTTTTGTTTCGTCTTTCGCTAATTCTTTAATAACTAAACCACCTGCAACTAATGCTCCTGCTGATTGAACAAAGCTATCTGCTAATGGCACTAATGCACTAATTGCTGTTGCAATATCTGGATTAATTCCAAGAGCTGCTAATACTGCTAAAAGTATTTTAATACCTGTTGGTTGGGTTACAACCTTCAACATATTTTTTAATTTATCCATAATACTACCCTTTCAATATTTCTTTTACATTAAAATTAGGACAAGTCTTGTACTCATTAACTTCATTGTGTCCTATTGTTTCTACATTATAAGCCATTTTAAAATGATTATCAAGGAATTTAAGAGATTTAAATTGTTCTTCTGTAAATTCATTGCGGCCAACAAGACAAGTTCCTATACTGTTTTTGTTATATCCTTTAGCATGTGCGCCCATTGTTGAGATAGGTCTACCAAGTTCTATTGAACCATCTCTACGTATAACAAAATGATATCCAATATCTTTCCATTTTCTTTTTAAATGCCATTGTCTAATTATTTTTACACCAAGATCCATATTATCTGGAGTGTCTGAACAGTGTACTATATGTAGGTTAATATCTCTCATTTTTTATCATTCCTACGCCTATTAAGCTTTTTGTTTTCTTTTAAATTTTTAACTATTTCTAAAATCTTTATTATTATTAGGAAAAGTATTTTAAGAGATAAAAATGTTATAGTTAAAATAGCGATAATTTCAGCACTAGCACCTTGTACTAAATCTGAATAAGTAGCACCACCAACACCAACACCAACTGTAACAGTTGTATCTGTATTAAGAACTTCGTTTAATTCCTCTATCATTTTCTTTTATTTTCCTAATCTTTCTTTCTGAAAACTTTTTCCTCATGTCTAATGATGCATTTATTATTAATATAATCATAAGTACTATATAATAATGTCTGTAGTCAGAAAGCCATATAGTTATATCATCATACAATGTTACGAACGCTCCAATTAACGATGCCTCTATATAATTATTATTCATTTATTCTACCCTAATTTATAATCTAAACTATAAATATTTTAACACGCTATCGTCTCTTTGTCAAATCTGAACTTCTATAAAATGCTGCTATGCAAAAAACCATTGTTTCTAAGTTACTTACCCATAAAGGGAAGTCTTTTAAAAACGGATCCGTTGCAAATATCCATATATAATAAGCAAAAAACACCCCTGTTAATGAGGTGCTTATTTTATTTCCGTATATTTTATTAGTTAATAATATCATAAATAATACGTAAGCTATTTCTAACTGACATAGAGTAGCATAATCCATATAGCTAACCATGATTGGATTAGCAAATAGAATAGTAGCCCATATGAATAATAATATATCTCTTATAATCATGCCATACGTGAAGACATTGCCTTCTTCTTCTTATTAGCATTTGTATTTCTTGCTGCCTTTGGTCTACGACCTGCAACCTTTTTGGTTTTAGTCGTTTTAGACTTTGTCTTATATCCTTTTCCTTTTGGCATAATAATCTCCTTTTAATTAATAATAAACATTATAGCAAAATAAAGGCGGTTTTTCAACCGCCTTATATATATTAATAATATAATCCAGTAGCAAACCATAAATCTTTTGAACTATTATAAACTAATGTACAGCCACCAAAGTCAATGAGAACTCTATCTGCACTACCAGGTGTTTCTATTTGTTGACCTGTATAACTATCTGGATCTTTAATCTTCAGATCATCATCTGAAATATGTACAAGATGGATGATATCTCCATGTGTTCCACCAGCCAAACTTCTTAGTTCTCTATTAGCATCATTATCTACAAACAAAACACCTAGCGGAGACAAACTAGAAACGTCTAAATTCTCTATATTAGCAGTAGGTGTTATAGTCATAGTATTTATTGATCCACCAGCATTATCATCAACATACTTTTTAGTAGCTGGGTGATAATCTGTTGTAGGAGTATATGATGCTGTATTTGCTGTACCTGCAAGTTCAGTGTCATAATCGCTAATAGTAGTATGTAATTGAGTTCCTGTGTGGTTAGCTCTATCTCTATCTGAATCATGATAATGAAGTGCTGTATTGCCACCACCTGTTAAGGCAGTTGCATCAATATCAGAAATATTATTAACTTCTGCATTATCTTCAATTCCTGCAAGCTTTGTTCTTTCAACATCAGAAAATACTTTAGCAGTTGTTGTTTCTGACATATTGCCCATGCTGAAAGCATCGCCCTCAATATTTGTTGGGTCATATTCAGCTTTTAACATATTACCGAAATAACCAGTGCCTGAATCAGCCCAAGCTGATACATTCCAATAAAATAAATTACCATTAGGAGATGTTACCGTTGCGGTATCTCCTGCGACTGCTGTCGGATGAGCAGTCTGTAAAGCTGTTAAATCAGCAAATACACCAAGATAACGCCCACCTGTTAAACTTCCAAGCTTAGTTCTTTCTGCATCTGTTATGATAGCACCTGAACCTGCATCTGAAACATCTGATAGTTTAGTTACAGAGTCGCTCTCATCAACTAGTTCTTTAAACGTCCCAACCTGTCTAACTATTTCTTGATAAGGTATATTAGAAGAATTACCATACAATACTCCAGAATCAATAGCATAATTATTTATAATTGTTTCACCTACTAACAGCCCTAAAGGTGTGTCTCTAATGTCTAGTCTAACGATACCTGAACCATCAGCAACTAAGTCAGCACCAATCCCATCTTCCCAATCTTTTTTGCTTGGATAATAGAATATAGGGTTGCCTGTTGTTTGAGAAACAAACTGTATTCTCGCACCAGTTAGCGTAGCTCCAGGATCTGTTTTAATTGCAAACTCGTTAATTATCTCATTAGCTGACACTGTATTATTGAACGTACCTGTAAGAGGTATAGACGTTGAAAAATCAGGCTGCGGAACAACAGTCTCTTCTGCGTCAAAATCAATTGTAAAAGGTTTTTGTGATCCTGTATCATCTACCTCATAAAAAACTCCAAAATATTGTATGCCTGTAAGTCCAGACCTAAATATAGGTATAACACCAGCTGCAGAAATCTCCAGACCTTCGCCAACTTGTACAGTACCAGGTGGTACTTCTATTGTTACATCTGATACAATTTTATTGTTAGCAACATCAAATCTAAAAGGTGAGTCCTCAAAAGATGTTGTAGATGCTTTCTTATATGGGATTCTTTCGTCTGTTGTGTTGTCTGTAGTTCCACCTCCACCGCTACTATTTAAGTTTAGCGTGCTTACGAATCTTATTGTCATAATCGTATCCCCTTACGCTTCTGTAATAGATATACGGGTTGGTAGCGAACTTTTAACCCAAATCTTATTACTGTTAGGTTCTACGTAAACAGAACTTTCATTATCAATACCTTTTCTGCTCACTATTAAAGCATCTGCGTCTACAGGTGTAGCACCTTCGTATATACTGAAAGATACTCCACCAGTATTTTGTAATGTAAATGTTCCAGCTGTACCAGTAACTCCAGTAAGCTCTTGCCATTCTGATGTGGTATCAAATTTGGTTAATGTAGTCATAATATATTCTCCTATATTTTATCTACCCAAGTTATCTACCCAATTATTTATTTACTATTCTTATTTTAGTTTTATTAACAACTCTTTTCTTTTGTCTGCTAATTCTAGTCGTGTAGCTTCATAACTATCAGTGCCGTAATACCTTTCGTTATAAAGCATTTTTTCTGCTAATTCATCTAATTGCTTGTAGATTAAATTATTATCTGTTTCTTTTTGTTTCTCTTCGTCAAGAATCCATTTGCAATCAATATATTTATGATTAACAGGTTCGTTAGTTTCATTGAACGTGTCATCGAAATTAATAGTACCGTCTGTACCGTAATGTGAATAAGACCCGTCTTTATTTATTGTAAATTTCATATTATTTAATACCTTTCACTTCTGTAACCGTCATACTAGTAGCGTTATTTATTGTTATACTTGTGTCTGTAGCGTAGTAACACAGAAGAATTCTATTTGTTGTAGAGCTTGAAGCTGTAAACCTTAATGCTCTAGATGAAGTTGTAGTCTTAAATGTTCCAACTGTAATTATGTTTATATTTATTGCACCAGTGGAATCTGTTGCTGTGATTTCTAAAGATTTATAATTGTTTATATCATCGTTTAAAGTAATTGTACTAACACCTGCATTACCAACAAACAAAACAGTTTCTTCTCCTTTTTCTGTGTTTAAAGCAATATCTGTGGTATTTGATGCAATTGCAGCTGTATTATTTATAACATCTTGCTCTAAGCCTTCTAAGTCTATGCTTCCTGAATTATCTGTAGTAGAAAATGCTTTCATACCAAATTTAAAAGCTACGTTTCTAGGTCTTGTTTCTGTATCACCTGTAGAACTTGTCAGACCAATATTTGCTTCGCCTGAAGTCCCTCGTAAATTATAGTCGTTGTTAGCTAATGCGTTATTAGAGTTTTGAGAAAGATAATTAGATGCAGAAAGACCAGCAGTACTACCAACACTATTTACTGTAAAGTGCTCGTGTTCTTTTAATGAATCTAGTTGGCTACTTGATAACAATCTGCCAGTATCAATACCACGCCCATTGTCCCAACCACGTATAAACTCACCTCTTAAATCTGGAAGTGTTGCAGTTGGTGTTACTTCATCACCTGTTAAATAAGCTACAAGCTCTGGGTACGTAATTCTATTAATAACAGCTCCATTACATTCTAAATAACCCTGTGGTAACGTTTCAACGTAAAAAGGTATAACAGAGCCTAATTCTGCACCTGTAATGATACTTGCTGCACTTGCTGCTGCATCTGCTGCACTTGATTCACTCTCATCTGCGCTTACTGCTGATTCACTAGCACTTGTAGCGGAATTACTGGCGCTTGTTGCTGCATTCGATGCTGACACAGCCGCTGCTGCTGCGCTTGCTGCTGCTTCATCCACCGCTTCGTCTATATCATTTACGTTTGTTTCACTGAATTCATAACCATCGCCATTCTCATTACTAACTAATGCTTTTCCTGCATTAGCAACAGATGGAACTGGTATTGTGTTATCTATAATTGACGTGTTAGTTCCTAGTGGATATGTTAAATGCCTATCTGAATTTTCTTGTAAGTCCTGAGTAATAATAGTTACTTTATCAAAAGAATCTTCGTGTTTATTACCTTGGAATCCATCTGATGTTGTATAACGTGATTCTTGTGTCTTTGCAACATCTCTTGCTATAATGACATAATTTTGATTTGTAGGGGCTGTAAAGAATGTTACAATACCACCAGTATCATCAAACGTAACAGTATAGTCGCTTCCTAATACTTGCTCTGTTTGCACACCAGTAGTTACATCTTCTAGTAAAACTACTGAATAATTCTCGTCAAATAATTTCCAATCGAAACTAAACTCTGTTGTAATTCCGTTACCTAAATATTTCTCTGGTTGATAATTGTCTGTTGTTACTGCCATATTTTGTATCTCCTTATTATACTATAAATTAAATTTCTTATTCTGTCAAAGTTTTATAATATTTTTCGTATTTTTTAATTGGTAGCCCTGTTGTAAGCTCTCCACCTGTTTTAATTACATCTAAATAATCGCCTGATGACATTTTCTGTGCAATACTCATCATATCACTTATCATTGGTACTTGGTAACCTCTACTTACAGGAAGTCCTACAGAAGCTCTTGCTATTCCGCCCAAGGCGTCTTTTATAATAGGTATACCTCCAAGTGGTGTTAAGGCTATTTGAACAACTACCTGTTTCATGTCATCCTCATCAATAGGCTCATCTCCACCTGTTAGTAGTGATTTCATCATAGCACCCTCTAAAGCATATATAGAACCGTTTATAACCGCATATATCATTATAACCTTAGATAGCTGTGCTTTTGTTATATCTCCATTTTGATAAGCCATTACATTCTCATATATCTTTCTTGAATATTGTGATGGTGTATTAGCAAAAGAAAATAGCATTCTTCTAACTGGGTCTTTAGCATTTTGCCAACTGCTTAAAGAGCTTGAGAATGGTGATTGTTGTGATCTTAATGTAGCTTTTTCAAACTCCTCAAAAGCCTTTTCTTTACTCATACCTTGGTTAATATTATATTGAACAAGAGGAAATCCCCCGTAAACAATAGCCCCAACATCTCCTAATCTTGTAGTTAATGTTAAGAAGCTTTTTAATTCGCCTAGTTTTGTTCTTGCCTTTGGCATTTGATTTGCGCCATTTAAAGCTAATTGCAAGGCTTCACTATAACCACCGTTAAATCTAGCCTGTAAGTATGGGCTATTCTTCCACATAAAGTCAAACGTCTCTTTAGGATTTGCCAAACCTTTAGATAAACCGCCAACAAATTCAGTACTTGGCATTTGCTCTGCGTAGTTTACTGTAGAAATAAGTTGTTTTAAAAATACATCTGGGTTAAAACCAATTTTGGCAGTAATCCAGTTACCTAATAATGTATTAATAGCAGTTTCTGTTGCATCCATATCTTTACGTAATTGTGTCAATGAAGAGTTTCTAATAGTTTTTAATAGATCGTTATAATATTTTTCGCCTCTTTTATCTACCAAACTATCCTTAACATTAGTATCTTTTACAACTCTCATCAGATCTCTATACTGAATAGCCACATTATCTAAATATTCAGCACTATTAATATACTTAACCACTTTACTAAAAGCATTAACTGGGAATGGCTCTCTAGTTCTTCCTCTTTGTTTGGTGAATCCTGGTGTTGTGCTTTCAGGAATAAATGTCGTGAATACATCTTCTATTGATTGATTCTCTGCTGAAGAAGTCCAATAATTCTTAACATTCGGCATATCTTTATTAAATAGCTTAACAAATATATTATTAACTTTAGAATAGTAATTACCTAAAGTATCCATAAGATTATCTGCAAAGGCTCTATCCGTATCAGTTAAATTATTTACAATACTATCAATTTGTTGAGCTCCATACACTCTGTAATAATCTTGCATAATGTTATCATTTTTGATAGAGTTGTAAATATCCATAATATCTAGTTTAGAAAGTTTCTTGCCTTTGCCTTTTGCTCCAATTTTAACAAGTCTTAAATCTGTTTCTACTGCTAAGTCTTGTATCTTCTTAAGAGTTTCGTTATTATCTCTAGTCTTTTTAATCCCATATATATCTGCACTTTGAGATAAAACATTATCAACAGAGTTAGAAACTGCAACAAATTCTTTTTTCTGGTTTAACAGTAAGCTCCATTTTTCCATAAATCTATCAGCAAAGCCTGCTCTTAGATAGCTTTCTAAGTTACCTGTAGATGATAGAAGATAGTTAGCAGCTTGTGTTGCTAACTTTTCAGAGTCTCCTGTTGTGTTTTCTATTCCATCAATAGCCTCATTAACATTGCTAAGTCTATTAATATTATCAACAAATTCTTGATCTTCTTTTGAATCTTTACCAATTTTTGTTAATCTGTTCATATCTTCAGAAACTTGACGATAAAGCTCAACACTACCTCTTTTACCTTGTGATTTATAAAGTAAGAATCTTTCCATTATAGAATCTAATTCACTCGGAACAAAATCTTGCTGATTAACTTGTGGCAACAATGTAAGCTTTTCAGTAGCATCTTGTTGAGTTAATCTATTGTATTCTCTTAACTGCTCAAATACTTTGTTAGTCTCATAATCATATTTACCTACAGCACGTGGACCTTTTGTCACTGGCTTAGATAATTTTAGATTGTTTTGTATATCTTTGTTATACTTATCTTTAGTAATATTCGCACTTGCAATATAAATATCTGAGTTCATATCCTTTACAATACTATGTAATTGTAGAGAATCTTGAGTATCTCTTAGTTTTTTCTCATAGCTAGCTTTCTTTGCGTCGCTCATGTCTGATTTAAAAGCTCTAAGAACATTCTCTTCTATAAATGTGTCTATGTTATCGCTAGATACAGTTAATGCTTTAAGATTGCTCTTAGCAGTCTCTTTTTGTATGGTATTTAATTCCATTTCTGCAATAGATAATTCTTCAGCTATTCCCTTTGGAAGTTCTGCTTCTTTTCTAAATTCTTTTATTTCCTTAACTACTTCTTCAAGTGCTGTAGTTTTTTCAAATTTCTCTAGTCTGCTCTCAACTTCCCTTAGGCTTTCGATATCTTTTTTTGTAATCTTTTCGCCTTCTTCTATCTTTGTTCTTAAGTCTTGAATAGTCTCTAAGCTGGTTTGATAGAATCTATCTTCTGAAATATACGGGCTTGAAAGAATATCATCAAAGAAATTATTAGATCTTTCTGATAGCTCCACGCCTAAACCTTTAGTACTGCTGTAAATACTCTTGAACCAATTAGCTACAGTTTTGAATAATTCTCGTATATTGTCATTTTTAACTTTACCATTATAAATAAATTGCTCAAAGTTTCTAGTAAACATTTCTTGTTGTTTAACCGAAAACTTACCATTTACAGGCTCTCCAACCATTTTAACCATTTCTTGATAAACTGGAAAGTCTACGCCTGAATCTTCTTTAAAAGTACTGTTCAGTTGCTCTGTATGTGTCATGAATGCATGCCCGAACTCATGAAGTGGTGTGGTTCTGTTTGCACTTTTTAATAAATTAATTGTATTTGTAGAAACATTATAATAGCCTCTAACTCCAGTAATATCTTCTTGTCTAAAAATATCAGCTGTCTCTTTTGAAAATTTACCAATATTGTTTACAGATTTTATCTGTTCTGGGTAATATGCTATATAAACTGTAGGCTCGCCCTGCTCTTCTAATATAACACCATCATAACCTCTACTAATAAGCTCTTCTTTACCATATTTATCATACAGGTCCCAGTCAGCTGGATTTTTCAATGACAAATAAACATCCAGTATTCTACCTCTTCCAGCAGCACCAACTTCGCCTTTTTCTATATCTTCTCTGCTTTCTGTAAAGTATATTTCTCCTCCTGCACTCTTTTCTGTGCTAAAAGATTCAAACTCTTCTGCTGTTCCATGATAGACAATTTTAGGCTTTCCAAGTTTATCTTTTATTTTACTATCACCAAACCAATTCTTGAATTCTGGCGTTGTTATATCAGCCTTTCCTTGCTCTGTATAAACTTTATCTTGAAAAAATACACCTTGCCTTAAATCAGCAGCATCTTCCTCTGATCTTATAACTTTAGGCAAATAATTATTTAAATATTCATCTTTGGTTATTCCTTGCATATTATTAAGCATTACAAAATCAGATTGTGCCATTACTGATGCTAGTTTAGATATTTCCTCTTCAACTCCTGCTTCTGTAAATCTATTTTGTGCTTCTTCCTGAACGTTAAATAGGTTCTGCACCATATCTTTATCTTGAGCAACTTTGTTAAACTCTTCTTGAAAATAACTAACTCCGTCTACCATATTAGAGTTTTGATAAGTCATGTTAGAGTTTTCTCTTTTTACCATACTAGTAACTTCATTTACTGCTTCTTGAGAATTAACAACTTTGTTACTAACTTTATCAATAACGCTTTTTGCTACATCTTTATTTAATCCTGATTTGCCTAGATTATTAACTGAGTCGTTAAAGTCAACAGCTGATACGCCACTAACTCCACCACCTAATATACCACCAATTAAACCTGAATACATTGCATTCTCGATAGTTTCTGTTACATCTATCTCTTTGCCTGCCATACCAAGCACAATATCTTGACCTGCTTCTTGAGATGCTTCTTGAATACTTTCTGTAATAAAGCCGCTTGTCATTCTTCTTAATGCAGTATTACCTTTCATTCCTCTGAATAATAAATCAATTCCTATAAACTCAAGACCACCTTCTACTAATCCTCCAGCAACACCAAAGTTACGAGCCTTCTCATAGTCTAATCCCATGTCGTCTAATTCTTGCTGTACGCTTTCTTTACCTATAAGACCAAACATAACACCTGCAGAATGTGGGTTTTTTGTAAGGTAAGTAAGTCCTAACGCACCTGCCATACTAACAGCCCCCTCTGATAGATCAGATATAAAGCCTTCCTCGCCTGTTCTTTCTAAGTCCATTTGCTTAATAAAGTTATCTAGCCCGTATCTTAATTGCTTGTTAGTATTGATTACTTCTGAATAATCTATCTTATCATCTACACCTTCAAGCAATTTACCTACTGTTACCTCTTCGCCTTTTTCTCTTAGTTCTAATGATCGTCTATCAACTTCTTGCATTTTTTGAGAAACTTCTGTTACATTCTCGTCGTACAATCTTCTTAGACCTATACCAGCTTGCCCTACCAAGTTTACACCTGATCTAGCCATAGCTCTAGGTATTCCACCCATTGCGTATGACGGTGCTTTAATTGGCTGCATAAAAGCATATTCAGCTCTATTTTTACCGAAGTTAGCAACCTCATTCATAAATTCTGCTGCAACTGGGTCTTTTAATGCAGTATTAATATTCATAGATTTAAGAGTGTCGAATACACTTGTATTAGTTCTGTTAGCTTTCTCTAGCAATCCTTCGTTTGAAGCTCTATTCAAATCATCTGTTGAATATGAAATGTTAGAACCTAATGTATTAACGTTATCTGTCATCTAATGATTCCCTTGCATCTATAATATTACCTTGTTTATCTCTTAATATGTCAAAGCTCTTAACACCAACCTTTGCTTTTTCGTATCCACCAAAGTTATCAATAACAGCTCCAACTGTTAAATCTGGCTTGTCGCTAAATGTCTGCATTCTACCTCTACCTAAAATATATTCTGCTGGGCTCTCAAAAGCCTTAGGATGTACATTTTTAAGAGTGCGGTATTTTTCTTCCTTGTACATGGTTTCTATTCTATCAAGGTTATTACCGTTTGTACTATTGTAAGGTATACCCTCATCTATCATCCTATTATAAACATTTTCAAATACATCTGCCTTTAAAGAGTCTGCACCTTCCATATCTTGCATAACTAAACTTGATAGTTTTTCTTCAGTATTAGCTTTAGAAATAGGAACTCCAAAAACACTAAAGCCTGTATCTTGCTTTTCTCTCATCATTTCTACCAATGCAGCAGAAGTTTTACTCATCTTGTTATTAAATGAATCTATCTTACCACCTTCGTTTACGGAGTTTTGCATTTGTGATCTAACATCAAGAACAGATCCAAAATTGTTATATTCAGGATTCTTAATAGCTGTTTTAGACTCTCCTTTTTTAGTAACTGTGCCTAAGTTAAGTAAATCATAACTAGTCGTAGCCGCGCTGGTTAAATTGGAAACTCTTGCAATTTCTTCTTCTGAATATAGGCTGCCTGTATTTGGATTTGTTTTCTGGTTTAAGTCATCATAAGTCTTTTTAAGAGTGTTATTGTATGATTTCATCTTATCATATGTTTTTCTATCAACCCCTAAAGCCTTTTGCATTTCAACAGGGTTATCATTAAATTTTTTTGACTCTTCTTCAAATTTAAAAGGGTTATCTCTAAATTGAACATCTACTCCATTTTTATAATTATCAACTAGTCTCTGCTGATAAATTCCTTGCTGTCTCTTTATTTCTTTATCTACTTTTTTGAATGATGCAGCATCTAAATTCTCATATACTTTTTTATCTTTTAGTAACTCTTCAGCTCTATTTGGATCGGTTTGCGCTATACCAGTTATAAAATTAGTAGTATAGTTAGTATCATAATCTTTTAGTTCTGTTTCTATGCTTGACTCATCAAAAGATTCAGCAAGCAAACCTTTTAAATCTTCTCTTGATTTAGAAAAGTCTAATACTGACTCTATTTCTCCATCTCCACCACCAAATGCTACACCATTCTGAAAAGCAATATCGTAATTGTTTTGTTTAGAATCCTCAAAGTTCATTAAGGAGTTTGATGCGTTTTGCTCAAATTCCCATGCTTGGTTACTAACTCTTGTTTTATTAATCAAGTTATTTGATTGAGCGGCCCACTTTGTTTTAAATCCTGAGCCTATATCACTCCCATATTTATCCAATATACTTTTAACATCATACTCGTAATTTTCTTTGTTTGATTGAGGATCACTAGCGTTCTGTACCCTGTATTTCTTAGTTAAATCGTTTATCTCTAATTGTGCCTTAGAATAATTGTTTACTATTTTAGAATTTTCAGATGTTTTATATGCCTCTTTTACAAAACTGTTTAATGTACTTGCAGCACCTGATAAGATAGAGTCGCCTTTTGGTACTACATTTGTAATCTGTCTTGTCGCAATTGTTTCTCTAGCCATTAAAATACACTCCTAAATGATGTTGTCTCTGTAGTTCCAGCAGTATTGGCAAGCCCTCCGCCAAAATCTGACATGCCCATTCCAGTTGATGCTATATCTCCCATAGCATTAGAATAAAAACTACCCATAATATTTCTACTAGTCCTTTTGTAATTAGATTGTAGTTGCTTTAAATCTTCATATCCTGCATCGTAGGTATCTTTTATGACCTCCATAGGCGTTCCTTCAAGAGTAAGCCCAGAAGCTAAATACGATGCTCTCTGTGCACCTGTCCTAGCAAGGATGCTCTTTTTTAATTCTTTTGCTTGTATAGCTTTTTGTTCTGCTAAAGCTTTAGTTTGATTCTTCGCGTTTAAATAGCCTGTTCCTATTTTTAAAGCTGTACTTCCTATCATTAATGCTGTTAATAATGCCATTTAATTCATCCCATGCTTGCAGTTTACTATAAGACAAGTAAGTCTCATTGGTAATGGTTTATCTTGAACTATATATAAATATTTGTCTCTTTGACTGTTGTCTACGTATTGTACCATTTTTGTGTTATCAATTAAAGTAGTTGGTAGATAATTTATATCTCCTTGTTTTAAATCCTGGATAGGTTCTAATCTATAAGGAGTAGATCCAACTAATCCACCTGCTGTTTCTATTGCTCTGACACCAACCTCAAATATGCTCTTTTGTGTTTGTTGTGTACTCACACCTTCTCCCACTACACCTAAACTAAATGTTTTTATAGTTCCAGTATATCTTAAACCAATACATAAGCTAGTTGCAGCCCTGTCTATTTCTAAATTACCACTTGTTACAGGAAATTCTCCTATATAAGAACCGTCAGCAACAACGCTAACTTCTGTTCCATTGAATCTATCAAGGGCAGTTAGTGAGGTAAATGTTAAATACCATAAATCATAAGTATTCTGTGAAGGTGCTATTATAACCTCAACATCTACTGTAGTATCATTTACATAGTTAGTTATTTTAAACCTACCTTTTTCATAGCCAGTTTTAGTTTTGTAAACTATAAACTTATCTACATCTCCTGCTGAAAATACTGCTGAATCCGCAACTATCTGATCATTTGAATAGGTTATATTTATTTCTTTTAAATTGTTAACACATTGTGAATTATCTAAGAATATACATTCTTTTAATTCTTCTCCTAATTTCCTATTGTAAGCTTCAAAGTCTGTTTTTTCGTCATCAGTAAAAAAGTCTTCTCTTTTAGAAAATTCTATTAATGGAGATAATATTTCTATATAATAGCTACCATTTCTTTTTACTAATGTAAATAACTGTGTATTGCCATCTTGATCCGAAATCGTAGCTATATCCTGAATTAAACCGTCTGTTTCCTGTAGACTCCAGCCATTAATGTTTTCTTGTTGTTTAAAGTTAAGAGATAACAGCTTACCATCGTTAGTTACTGTGTATATTAAATCGTCTCTATCTTTTTTGAATTTTAACTTCTTCACACCTTGTCTTGTTATATCATAGCTAATGAAGTTACCATCATTTGCTTTGTATGATTCGCTTAATAACTCATAAGCAAAGTAAAATACATTTCTACTATTTGACCCTATATAAAATAATAGGTTATCTTTACTAATTGGAATAGTCGTATCAGATCCTTCGACACCTGTTATTCGAGCAAACACATTACTTGCTGTTAATGGAGTATCTACGCCACCGCCTCCTAATGCAATTATGTTCTCTGAATTACCTAAAATAATAGCATTATCGCTACCTTTTAGCCATGATATAGGCTCTACTACATCAGCAATAGTTACTGTGAATGGAGAGTCTGCAACTATACTTGTAGGTACTGTAAATTCTTCATAATCCCCTGCTTCTGATCCCCATACAGTAGTTATTCTTGAAAAATATAGTCTACCATCTTTAAATAATACACTAGTAGGATAACCAAACGTTGTGCCCCAGTCTATACCTGTTGTTGTTGATGGTGTAAATGAAAATGTATTAGCAGTTAATCTTTTAAAATCTTGTGGCACTACATCTGTATGCACTATCTTCATTACGTCTGCGTTTTGGGCCCACTGAATCGTTCTTGCTTGTTCTAATGTGTAAGGGCTAGCTAACTCATAAACATTGCTAGAACCGTCTAATACAAACCCTAAATTCCCTTGTGCATCATAAGTTAAGAATTTCACTTTATTTTCATAGAATAAGCAAAGATAGGATTGTTCTTTTGAGAATTTAAACTCTACGAATACACAATCTTCAAATTCTTCAACTAATTTGAAACCACTTCTATATATAGCATTGCCTTTAAAGTTACTTATAAAGTTAGTAAAAACATCTGCGCCATTTTTATACAATGGAAGATCGAATCTACCGTCTACATCATGGTCTATTTTACCGCTAGCAAAGTTATTAAAAATTGATGTTATTCTTGCCATGTCTTATTACTTTTTATTGTTTACGTTTGGATAATCTGTACGCCTTGCCATTTGGAACCTGCTATAAGACAGCCTTATAGGTCTATTCTCTTGTGAGTTAACAGATCCTACAGTAGCATTTTCTAACTGAATTAATTTGTCTATATAGGCTTTCTTTTCTGTGTCTTGTGTTATTGGATATGCAACAGCACTAGCAAGATGCATACTTAATAATATAGCCCAATCATCTGCGAATTTGGTTACATCTTTTATATCTGCCACATATCTTATTGGTAAGCCTTCTCCGTAAAAATCATTAGTATAAATATAATCACCTTCTACAGAATAGTTATTTTTCTTTAAATCTAAATCATCTATGCCTAAAAGCTTTAGTGTGTCTTTTGGGTATTCATAAGCATAAGTATAACCAAAAGCTGGAATTTCTGTTGTTAAAGCTACTCTCTTTCTTTTTAACGCAAAGTTTGGCATGCTGTTTCTTAAAAGTTTTTTTCTTACAGTTTCATACCATATAGAGAATACTATTTCTTTTGAATCTTCGGGCTTTTCTATGTCAGTAACAGTACCATAATTACCTAAATAACTTAAAGCCATGTTGCATATATCTACTGCACTATTTGCCATATTATCACCTCTTTTAATGAATAGGCGAGCGGTTAAACCCGCCTAGTATATTTAATTTGCTGTTGATTCTTCGATTTTAATATCTAAGTCAACAACTCCATCAGCAGTAGCTGCTGAGTTTACAGTCATACATAGGAAAATTCCGTCTGCATATCCTGCATCTGAACCTTTACTGATCAATTCTCCGATAGTTAGAGATTTATCAAGCGCTGCATTGTTTGACAATAAGTCAATATTTGCAACGTTAGAAGATAGGTCTAAAGCATCAACAAGAACATCTGCATCGATTGCTGTTAGAACGTCATTCTTCAAGTAATAAAAACCTAGATCGTTATCTGAGAAACCAGTAATAGCTGTTACGCCTGCTGGTGTCATGATTCTATGGATTTTAGAATTTAGTGTTAAACTAGGTGAAAGAACGTAAATATCTCCGATTGTTGAAGTCGCGCTAGCAACTGTCAATTTAGAGTTTACTGTTCTAAGGTTTTTACCTGTTCTGTAAAACACATTGTTTTCTTTATCTGTGTACCCATCTGAAAAAATTATAGCCATAATATTATACTCCTAAATTGTAGTTTTCAGTGTTTGAACTTTAACACCTTCAGTACGCATTGCGCCAATCCAGTAGTCAATAGTGATGTCATAAGAATTAACTTTTTTAGCACTTTTTTCAACTGATAGATCTGCTAATTCCATTGCAACAGCAACAGCTTCAGGAGCTAATACCATACATGAACGTGTTGTAGTACCTTCAGGGATAACTGGGTTGTTAACTGTGATGTTAGAATCTGAACCAGCAAACATTACAACTTTGTAAGTTCCTGTTTCTTTCATGATTCCTTCTTCAACAGGTCTTGAAGAGATATAGTCATTATTAATAAACTCAATCTCACCCATTAAATCTGTATTTTCTTTACCTGAAACAACTACACATGATCCTTTAAAATCATCATAGTCAAAATCATTGTTAATAAAGTTTTGTGTTATTTCTTGAATTTTTTCATATGTTACACCAGCTGATGCATCTACTTCTAACACACCGTCATTAGCGGCTGTTAGTTCTGTAGGTGTTTGATCTGGGCTACCAACTTTTACTGAGCCAATAGCATTTTTTGCAATAACTCTATCAATAACTCTTTCCTTCGCATTATTTAATTGTCTTAAAATATTCGAAGTAGGGTCAGAGATTAATTCGTTAATGTCATCTTTAGCATCGATAGTTACAGTTTTTGTGTATCTGTCTTTACTAAATTGTCTATTATCTACTGAATAGTCTTCATATTGTTTGTCTGGGTTACGACCATCTACTTTATCTAGTTCTAGTCTTCCCATTCTTGCAAAGTTATGTGTCTTACCATCTGAAGACATAAACATTGCTACTCCTGCACCTACAAGCCTTGATTTTGTTTGTTGAGTTAACTCGTAAAAGTTATCTCTAAACATTTGCAATTGAGCCTGTGTAATGCTAGGAGATGTAGTTACTGAAGTCATACTTCAATCCTCCATTTATTTTGCATTATAAACCAATAGCAAATTTACTTTTACAAGGCTTTACTTGTCCTTAATATATAATTTTACTATATAAATGTTTATTTGTCAAAGATTTTCTTGTATAGCTTATCATGTCCTATATTTGGATTGTGTTTAATATTTCTTGCTCTTGCAATATTTTTAAGATCTTCAAGAGAATAATTCTCCTGTTCTTCTGTGTTAACCATTTTAACACCATACTTTTCTAGCTCTAAAGAAAGGTCTTCCTCTTGTCTGTCATCAACCTTTTTCTCTTCTTTCTCATTAATTACACAAGGTGGTAAATCTGAAAAGGTATTAGACATTACTAGGTTTACTTTATCTTGAGGTACACCTTTAATGTTTAAAAGATATTTCTCAACTGCTTTCACTCTTGAGTTTCTTAAAGAGGTTTTCTTATATTCTGGAAGTTTTAAGTCTAGATAAACAGCTAAATCTTGTAATTCTGCTGCATTCATCTCTTTAATATCTTTATTAACAAATGAGAAATTAGATTCTACTTCCTCAATATCATCTAAATAAACCTCTCTAATGTGTTTAGGTAGCGAGTGTTTAGCTGAGATCCATATCTTAGCATATCTATTTTTACAAGCTTGGTGTGCTTTACCTTCATCACAGAAAGGAATAGTTCCTGTTATATTTTCATATTCTTTAACTTCATTTGATGAATCTTTATATGTTCCTGAAATTGTAACTTTTAATGCTTTCATATTTTTTTACCCTTATTTATATGTTGATTGTAGTCTGTTTAATAGTTCTGATTTTTGCTCTCTAGTATGAGGTTTTGTAGAAAGAGCTTCTATTTCTTTCTTGATACCTGCTCTTTGTTGCTTAACAGCATCTTCGCTCATAACACCTCCGTTAGCTGGATTATTTAAAGCTGTGCCCTCATTAGCACCAAATGCCTTAAGATCGTTTTTAATGCCTTTAAATAGAATACCAACATACTCATTAGGCATGCTTTCGATAATTGCCTTATCTTCATCGCTATAAGAATCTTTTATGTGATTAAGAACTTGTGTCCTTTCTTCTTCGTTTCCTTGGAATATATCACCCATTGTTTTCTCGTAACCTTCTTTTGAGTAAAGCTCTTCTCTTTGTTTGTTGCCTATCTCAGCAATTGCATTAGACATATTTTCAGCTTGTTTTTCTGTTAAGCCATTGTCATGTGCTGTTTTAGAAAAGAATTTAACATCATCCTCATCAAAAGCTTCATTGAATTTGTATGACTCTTCACTTTCAGGTCTTATCTTAGAGTAGTAATCGTTTAACTTTTCTTCATCCCATTCACTAGTTGGGTATTCTGCTGTTTGATTTTTACCGTCTAAGAAGCTTTTAACTAAATCGTCAACAGAATTAAACTCTGATAATGATTCGTTACTTCTAAAATCTTCTGATAATCCATCTCTCCAACTTGCTTGAGGTTCTGCACTAGATGTTTCTACATTAGATCCTGTATCTACAGACGCTCCTGTGTCTACAGTTGTTTCTGCTGGTGTATTATCTACTGGTGCTGTTTCAATTGTATCAGTCATTTTCTATTACCTTTCTTTGCTCTTTTGTTAAATATGGTCTAATTAAGTTTAAATAAACCATCTCTTGGGATCTAGAGACAATAAGCTCTTTCTCTCCAAAACTCTTTACTGTCTTGAATAGTCCTACGTAATTAACTAATCTTTTGAAAAACTCTTCTCCATTCTCAGTAGATGCAACGCCCTTTATAATAAGAGACATCTCTTCTTCAAACTCTTTGCGCTTCTCAGCTTTATCTTCTTTTATTTTTTGGATTCTACCCACAGTATCGTTTATATAATTGTTACTATCCATTTTGTGCCTCTGCATTGTTTTTGTTTGCTTGACTTAAGTCTTTTTCTGCTGTTGCGCCAGCTTGACCTACTTGCGCCTGCATCATCGCTTTACGTTGATCTGCAATCTCTTTCTTAATATCCTCAAACTTAATCTTTCCAACCATCATAGGGTTAGTTATGCTTAAGTTGCTAAATACTTCTTGTAGCCAATCATACATATTTGTAGATTGTAGCATGTCAGGATCTATTGAAGATGCAGCTTGAACAGCTTGAATAAACTGCAATAGTCTTTCTATATTCTGTGTTCTAGTTAAGTTCTCTAATTCGTTGTTAAACTCTATCTCAAAGAATGGCTTGCCTTCATTAGCTACCTGTACTATTGCTTCAGGAATAACTGTTCTATCTCCTTGCTCTAAAGATTCTACTCTAGGGTCGTCAAATCTGATACCAAGCTCATTTAAATCCCATAAAGAATTAACGCATCTTTTAGTTAATGGGCTTAGTAGCTCGTTCTTCTCTGTTATTAACAAACCAGATAAAGACTTACCACGTATAGCATACCTTTGTAAGCTTTCTGTAGCTGTCATTTGTTGAGAGCTTGAAAAATCTAGTAATGTATCAACTCTACTTGCTGTGGTGATGTGTTCCTTTAAATAAGGAATTAAGAAATTAATAACTCCTGAAGGGTCGCCAATATCAAATAGCTGCCATGTAGGAGCTTGTCCTGCTGATAAACTAGGATTAAATGGAGTAATACCTCTTGATGAAGTATCAATCACATTATCTCCCCCTGCTGTTCCATCCCACATACCGATAGGTGGATCTGACATTTTCTCTAATATCTCGATAGTGTTTGATACAATAAAGTTTAATGCTCTAATAGTTGATATGATAATCGTTGCATCGGCTCTACCGTATATTTCACCTCTAATTTTATTAATTCTAGCAACTGGTATAGGGTTGTCTTTGTAATCATCCTCATGAAAGATATTAGTTCTCTCATCGTCTAAGAACCAAACACCTTTATATCTAGTACCCTTTTTACCTTTTAGCCTAGGGTTGAAGTCATCTCTTGGGAATATGCAGCATACTAGCTGAAATTCTCTTTGTTCGTCTTGAGTATTCCATGCGTCTTGTATTTTCTTAGGCATATTTCTTAATGATAAATCAGAGATAGCTCCTTTATCGAAACAAAACTCGTTAACTATTCTTGTTGCAGTCCAGTTATAACGTATATATACATAATCAGCAGCTCCTGCTGGTCCTTCTCCTATAGCAATATTGTCAACGCCATATTCTCTAAATAGCAAAGCATTTTCGTCTATACCCTTTTTAAATGCTTGGTTTACAAATGCGCCAATTCCACTTGTACCATAAGCACCTTGTGAATAAGCGTGTGATTGTAATGCTCTTGCAAGTCCTGATCGTTCATGATTCATGTGATATAGAGTCTGATCGCTTGCATAGTCATACCATGATTGCACATCTTCAACGGCTACCTTTTCTAGTACCCATCTGCTAGGTTTAAGTTTTAATATGTCTTGCCCTGTTCCCCAAATAACGCCAATTAGATAGTTTGCAAATTGGTTAACGCTAATTGCACTTGTTGGGTCTTCTATGTATTCATCTAATATCTTAGCTTTATCAGTGTGTAAAGTATTAAAATAGTCATCGTCTAGTTTTATACCAGTATATTTAGATATTTCACGCCATGTAGATGTATATTGCGCTCTAACACTTATTGCGTTCTCATATCTTTTTACTATTCCGTTATAATTATTTGAGTTATTAGCCATATTAGTTCCCTAGGATAGTTTTTCTTTTCTTAACTTCGCCAACTTCTTCCCCAAGAATTCCGCCTTCCGTTTCAAATAACGATGTTCTGCGTTCTTTTTGATCCCCTAAATCCGTTCCTAAGTCTATGGCAGGTGCCTCAAGACCATAAAATTTTCTGGCTTGTTTTGCTGCTCCCTTAACATCAAGTGTAGCAAGTTTTGCAAATGCTGAAAGTGATGTACCAATTTGTTTAAAAAATCCCATGTCTTATCCTCCTGTTTTGTGACATATTATTACATTAACATTATTTGTGTTTGTTGTCAACGCCTTCTACCGCTAACTCTTTTTATTGTTCCTCTTGCCATTACATCTGCTTGATCTGTCTTGCCAAGATAATGTATCGCACCCCTTACTGCCATCATTATTGAATCAACTTCATCTGGCGAATGGTGCCCATCTGCTTTCATTTCAAGCTTACCCTGTATTTGTCTACGACCAGTAGTAACGTTATATTTAAACTTAATCATTTCCATTTCGGGAATAACTTTTTTGAATTTAGGGTCTAATATTAAGTATCCCTTATCAATCCAACTCTTAAGCTCGTAATATCCTTCTGCTCTTTCATTCTGATAGGTATAGTTATCACTAGCTGCCTTTGATCCATCAAAAGCATATACAGGCAATCCTGTCTTGGTTAAGTTGGCAAATGGTATATACCCCATACCTCCGATATCAATAACGCTTAAATCTGGCCTGTATTCTGCTATAATGCCTAATATCTTACCTTGTACAACGTCAGGATCAGGATCACTCCATGTAATAATATCGATTATTTTCCAGTGTAAAGGGCTTACTCTATCCATAACACATGCAGCACATAAGTCGTTACCTTGTAAAGCGTAGTCAAAACCTATTATCCTTTGATGTTTAAGAACGTCACCATAAGGTACGTTAGTTAGCATAGCATCTAGCTTTTTAACGTTGAAAAGGTAATCATCTGTTTGTTCTCTTGGCTCTCCACCCCAAACGTGCATATATTCTCTTTCGTCACGCTCTCTACATTTTCTAGCTTCTTCTTTTAATACATCTGGGCAGCTAGGGTTCTCATCGTAGTTAATATGTATATGTAAGCAATCAGGATCAGTAGCGAATCTTTTGTAAACTGCATCGTTTCTATGTAAACGGTTCATACTGAAAATGATTATAGCATTATCTTTACGGATGGTAGGTGTAACAATCCTTAGAGTTTCCTCTGTTATTTGTTCAGCTTCATCCACCCATAGTATATCAATATCATCTAAACCTTTAATATTGGCACGACCTTGCTCTTTAAATCCTTTGAAGATAATCTTAGATCCTGTTGAGTTATGCTCTATGTAAGATTTTGTTACTTTATAGTTAAGATCGTACTTAGATACTAGACGTGATAATGTTGAGTGAACAGATTGCTCTATTGAGTCTAATGTTTCTCTACCACAACACACTTTAAGATTCTTTTGCTCTCCCCAGTATTCTATAGCTCTTCCTAGGAACTCTGTTTTACCTCCACCACGTCCACCTGTTAATAATACAAACTTATATCTGTTTATATCTGTTATAACTGGGATAAGCTTCGGTGGTGTTCCATCAAATAATGCTGGTAACTCTATTCTCATTATTTATCCTTTTATATCCTTTGTATTTCCCCAGTGGGGGATGTTAACTAACATACTGTTTATTATATTAATTATTTTTCTACCTTTTCTTTAATTAATTTAATAACTTCTTCTAAAGATTCTTTAGATTCTGTGGAGTGGTCTTTAAACAATATCATGGTATACTCTTCTTGCTGTTCGATAAAATAAATATCTTTTATTCTAATCATCTGCTTTTCATCATATATGTTTACCAGTGTTATAAAATCTTTCATTAATTAATTACCTTCGGTTCTGCTAGCTTAACATTTACCCATTCCATTATCTGCCATTCAAAAGCTTGGTTATCTATCATTCTAACTACCTTGTCAGGTCTTTTGTCTAAAAACCTCTTGTTATACTCTTCTCCATCAGGAAGTTTGATTGTTAAATCCGTATAGCCTACAGTCTCTTGTATATTAATATCACAATCCCTGTAAGTATATTCTTTTTTATTTATCTTCTTGCCCATTATCACTACCCATCTTTATGCTTTGAGGTTTATTATCTATTACAATTGTACCCATCTTAACTGTTTCTCCACCTGATGTAATATCTGTTATGCTTTCGTTAACTGGTTTCTCTCCTAGTGTATCTCTTATAATCTCATAAGCTTTTGTATTGCCTTTTGTAGCTTGCTGTACCATAGCATCATTTAAACTCTTTAAGATGTCTGGGCTTTCTTCTAGTATAGCTCTAAGAGACTCTTTGAATAGTTTCTTCTCTTTTTGAACCTTTTGTGACTTAATACCTCCTAATGTAGCTATCTTCCTTTGCTCTTCCTTTGTTCTCTTGTTTTGTGGTATTAAATTTTCAGTTGTTGCCATATTATCTACCCTCTTAATAAAATGTTTTATAACCTCTGCTACCTGTATAAGGATTTACATTACCTTTAGTAGACCAGTTGTTACCTATTGAATTGTCTCTGTTGCTTCTATAGTGCGGTGCAACATAAACACCGTTACTTCTAGTATAACCGTTTACGTAAGTATCTGCGAATGATTGTGCAGAAAATGTAAGTAATAACATAATTACTGTTAATAATATTCTCATTTTGCTAACCTTTCTTAAGTTAATATACTAATTATACCATTATATGCAAAACCAATCAAGAGCATAATAGGTATTATGTATTTAATCGCTAGATGTATCATTGTTTATATTCTATTAACTTTAATATCATGTCTTTTATAACATTAAGCTCTGAGTAATAATTAAATGAATATGATGGACCTTCTTGAGTTGAAGCTTGCAATAGCTCATATCTAGCATTTTCCATGTTTAAACGATCTATTTTAAACATGATGTTATTTACATATTTTTCTACTGGATCCTCTTCTACCTGTTCTTCTATTTTGTAACCACTTAGTTTTAAAAATAATTTTTGTAATTTATTCATCTTTACTTATCCTTTAATATATCTAATGCTTTTTCATTATCTTTTATAACATACTTAGACAATGCCTCTCCCATAGTAGACAAAGCTTTGTTTTCCTTTTCTAATTCTCTTATATGAATCCACATACCCTCTACAGTACCTTTTAACTCTCCTACTTCCTTAGCAAGGTCGATAACTTCTTTTTGTAGCATCTTGTTATGTTCTTCTAGAGTTTTTATTCTTTTATTTTGTAAATGATTTATTTGGTTATAATCATTTTCTAAGTTTTCTATACAGCAATAAGGTTGTCTACCTGCTTTCTCTCCGCATTTACCACAACATATGCTCACTTCTTCATGTATTTTTAGTCCTTTTTTATTCATCTTCTACTCTCCTTTATTTTAAAATATATTGTTTTATTAAAAAGCTTAAATCTAGTATTATTTCTCATCATTTTGATAAGTATTAAATCTTTATAAAAACTAGTGTATAAAGTTGATATAACAAACTCAAAACAATCTTTATTAATAATCAATCTTAACAATCTTATTTTTAATATTACTAATTCTAAATACATATTCTATTCTCCTTTTAATAATTCTTTTCTTTTATCGCGTAAAAATATATATTGTTTTTTATAGATCTCTAAATTTTCTTTTAACCTGTCAATATTTATTTGCTGTTTTTTTATAATTCTATCTTGTTCTTCTTTAATATAAGCCATAGGGTCCGGATACCGTAGCCTGATATCTCGTGGAATATCTGCAAAATCTATTTGCTCAAAAACAAGATTTTTGCTCTTATATATTTCTAACTCTATATCAAGTATTTTTTCGACAAGCTTTTCTTCTGTTGTTCTTATGTCTTTTTCTTTTATCTCTCTTGCTATGTCATTTAATTTGCCTTCTAAAGCTTTGCACATGCCATGAAAATCTGCCATAATCCGTTCTCCTATTTTAAATAATCTATTGCTTTATTATAAGCGTTTATAGCTCTTGTCCATACAGTCTGATCTTCTTGCCTTTTAACAATCTCTACTTCTCTTCTTCTATGTAGTGGAGTGTTAGGCTTGGTACTTACGATATAACCTTTTAAAATACTTACATCCTCTTCTGAAAGATTAGGTAGCTTATACGCTGTATATCTAGTCCCTGCATGGTTATTGTCTTTTAATATATGGAATGGATTACCATCAGTTAATGTAATACTTATATCTGATATCCTACGGCTTAGATTAGCATAGTATACGTTATTTGTATGGTTTTCTACAATATGATACCCTGCTTGTATATCTAGGTTAGATAACCACCTATTACCTTTTTCGTAATTATCTAATAAGATTTTTAATACTACTTGTGTTTCTAACATTTGTTTACCCTTTGTTTTATTGTTGATTTAAATATTCTTCTTCTAAATAATACCAGTATTCTTCATAAGTCATTACTTTACCCTTTCATATTAGTATTATAATGAGTTGTAAGTATTCTCTCATCATCTTTTGTAAGATTTATACCTTCTTTTTTAAACCCATCTAAATACTGCTTAATTGTGAACTTATCTCCTTTTGCATTCATCCTAGCTTTAAGAGGTGTCAAGTCTACAAGATCAGACTTCTTTTCTTTCCCACTAGCCTTGTTACCGTCATCATCTTCAGCCTTTAATCCAAGCATTGTGATTAAACTATAACGTCTTGCATAAGTTAAGCTTGAACCAAGCATTTGAGGGTCCTGTCTTGTGGTTACAAGCTCTAAATCGCTCTCTATAGACATCCCATTAGAATGCATTAAAACAGTGTGTAGAAAGTTTTTACCATCTATATTGTGAGGTGTTTGAACAAAACAAAGAAAGTTATGCTTTTCTAGCTCTGCATTAATAACATCTAATGCTGTGTTAAGCTCAATATATTTATTCTTAAAATGAGGATTCAATCCACCCTTTTGTATACCACCTATAGACTGTGTTAGTGTTCTATAGTCTTTATAAAGTTTTATACATTTATCTTCTACTATATTTGTCATAATTAACTCCCTATTTTCTCTAGTTTTTCTAAAACTCTTCTGAATTTCTTTAGAGTTTCTCTATCAGTTATTTTAGTTTCTCCATTTCTCCATCTATAAAATACAGAAGGATCAATACCAATTAATCTTGCCATCTCGTTATGCTTGATTAACTCTCTATTCGTATTTAATTTGCAATTGTATAGCTTAATATATCTGATTATCAATTCTTTTAACTTTTCTCTACAAGCACTAGAATAATTATCAGAATACTTCTTATTTTTTAAATAATATTCTCTTCTATACTTTTGAAATCTCTCAGTCTTCCTATATTCTTTTAGATATGCATTGTGACACTCTTTACAATATCGCAATCTACCATCATCAGAAGCTCTGCGTATAGGAAATAAAGATATATCTTTTTCTACTTTACATCTTCCACAAATTTTAGTTTCCAATTTATTCTCCTTTTAATTCCACATCTTGTGAATCTTTTATCATAAACTCGAAGTTGATCATAAAATAATTTATAATATCTTCTCTACCTTGCTCATATTAATTAAACATTTTCGGCTCTTTAGTTTGTTTAGATTTTTCATCATTTAAATAATGAAAAATATCTCTAACTTGCTTATATGCTTGAGCTCTTAAAGATTTTGTCATTCTTTTGTTATTCATATCTATTCTCCTTTTAATAAGTGTTTATCTTTATGTATGTTGCCGATTATTTCAAAGTGCTCATTTATTACTTCATCCCAAACAAAACCTACGTCACGGATTATAGATAAAGTTATTTTGACAGGTGTTAAGCGTCCTTTAAAATATAATACTTTATACTTATCTATATTATAAAATAAAATATCACCTTCATAAATTAATACACCGTTCTTATCTTTAAGCCCTGTGCATTGTTCAAGAATATAATCTTTTTTATTTAACTTTTTATAAGAAAATCCTCCATCAAAAATAATATCTTTTACCAATACATTTCCATTATTTGTAATAACGAAACCAGTTTTTAAATATTTATTTTTCTTAATTAGCCAAACTCTAAATTTAAATCTATCCATCTCCTACTCTCCTTTAATATTCTGATACAACACCGTGAACAGGTCTCATATCGCTTAGTATTTCGTTTTCTTTCTCTAAAGATTCTATTGTAGCCTTTAGCTCTTTAATCTTTTTATCTTTATTTTTAAGCTCTATTTTATGTGCATCTCCAGCGCTTTTTAATTCTGCTCTAGCATCTGATGTATTAAACGCTAACATCATCTGAAAGCAAAACATGAATCCACATGCAAAGTATAGCACTCCAACAAGTATTTTAAGTTGTTTGTTTTGATTTTCTAGTTGGTTTATATATTTCATTTTATTAACTCCCTTTTGTTTTGTTCATATTCTTAATATAACACTGTGTTTGTGCAATTGCAAGTACTTTTTAATATTTTTTTAAATTAATTTATATATTGGTGGTTTTGCTAGGGTTTTATGGTGTTATTGACAACGCTAATTAAATGTGTTATAGTATAAATAGAGTCTAGAATAAATAAATATATAAATTATGATGCCCTGCTTTGCCTAGACTCGAAGTGGGGCGTCGCCTATTATAGGAGTCTAGATAATATGGATAAATTAAAAAGATGCAGAAAATGCAAAGAAGAAAAGTCATTGACAAAATTTTATAAAAACAAAAATCATAAAGATGGATTTGATAGTAAATGTAAACAATGCATTAGTGCTTATAATAAATTAAAATATGAAATCTATAAAAAAGTAGCTATTAAGAAACCAGTTATTAAAGTAGATATTGATCTTATAAGAGAAAAAAGAGAGTTATTTGATAAGTTTTGTTCAGAAAAGAACATGAATGATATAGTTAGTAAAAAAATGTCATTACAAGAAATGCATATAAAATCTAG